TCATTCAGTACCACCTTCAGCGTCTGGTACGTGGTGAGGACCGGGTTACGGGCAGCACTGGCAGCGGCTTGTGTGGAGTCCACATTAGCCGCTACTCCACCATACCGCCACACCGGAGTCGTCTCACCGCCCCCGTAATAGAACCCAGCCGCATCACTTGCCGTGGTCGTCACCGTACCCGCAGCGATGCTGATGGGCAGTTCCGCAGACGCCGCGTCACTAAACCCAAAGTACAGGTCCGCAACCAGCGATGTAATTGGCTTGACTCGCGCTTCTAGGAGCAGCGGCCCTGCGTCATCCGCCTGCCACAGCAACGCGCCATACATCGTCACAAGGTCGTCCTGAGAGTTGTTCGTCACCGTCCCCCGCACAACACCGTTGACCTGAGCGTTGACCGCGAAGGCCGTACCTGAATTGGTCGCAGCCGAAGCCCAATTGAACGTGCTCAGCGTGTCAACTACGAAGTCATCCCAAAACCTTACCTTACCCCATCCAGTGTCGTTAGCCATTGTTCTCCTTTCACCCGCTGCACTCTTTCGTACACTAACAGGTGGTGATTGTTGTGGCGGAAACCGCCACTATGTTTCTATTCCGTTACGAAGTGGGCGCTGTGGCGTCACTGTAAAGTTCAGCCCCCCACACATCTCTCCGCTCAAGATACACAAACTCATCATAAATGATGACTTCGCTCGCCCCACCACCATACTTCTCATCCCTCAGCATGACGACTCGGGGCTGTCGGCCCTGCACCAGGATGATGGCACCACCAGCACCCGAACTGAATGCCCCGCCCTTGGCGTCATTGGACGAGTCAATGGTGATTTCGTTGTCCATGAAGACGCGCGACCCGTTAATCATCTTGCCCGTGAACCCGTTCTTGTACACATTGAGCGACTCACCATTGGAGATGTCGTATGTGCCAACCGGACTCACAAACTCGTCGTACAAGTCCTTCAACTGATACCCGTGCAGGACAGTGGCAATGGGGTCCGGCCCCTCTTCCGTCGAGTTGCCTTGAATGTTAGCCACTGCCGCCGCCACGTGACCAGAGGCCAGCGTGGAACCAGCACCCGGCTGGCTGAACCCAGTAAACCCGTCCAGCATCGCCAGTCCGTCCCCATTCTTCTTACGATTGATGGCCCGCATCGGCCCCTTACCCAACTCGGCAAACCCCTTCGGGTTGATTCGCGCAGCAACTCGGTCCGTAATCTTGGTCATGATGCCGATGAGAGTCGGCGTACCCGTAATTACACTGTCGCTGTACGACTGGGGATTGTCCATAATGGTGGTCTCGGACACGGACTGGGCAGTAAGCTGCTCATACCGTAGTTCCTTCCATGACAGGCCGGTTCCAGTGGGCAGGCTCTGCTTATCCACCAACCCCACTATCACGCCCCCTCGGTCCTCTCGCACCGTCCGCGCACTGTGCCGGATGTCGTCGAGAGAATCGGATAGAATCGTAGTAGTCGTTTCACCACTAGCCATTCATGCTCCTTTCAAGGTCTATTCTCACAGCCCGTGCCTTGTTCTCTTCGGTGGGGAGAAGCGGGCTGTTCTCCTGCCCCCACAATTTACTCCACTGTTTGTCAGACAACCCGCCTCCACTGGCCCCACCACCCCCATTAAGGGTGCCAGGAGCATCCGGTGGAGTCTCATCGTCTTCACTTGTATCCGTTGCCGCTGCAGGCGCAGCCCCATTCGTCCGCTCCCACTTCAACGCAGCAATCTCAATGTCCTGTGGACTCGTCGCCTCACCAAACGCGGACTCTGGCACGTTGGGGTACTGAACCTTCATCTGAAGCATTGCAATCTGCCGCTTGTCAGCGGCCCGCTCTGCCTCAAACTCCTCACGTACCTGCCCGCGCTGCGCGTCCTCTTCCCACTTCTTGTACTCATCTGGGTCATCACGGAACTTCCACGACGCATCCGCTCTGTCCGTTTCACGTCGCTTCTCCCGCTCCAACTCTGAGATGCGCCGCTGAAGGGGCGCTTGAGACCTCGCCACAAGCTCCTGACTCCGCGCGTCGAACATCTTGGTAAAGTCCGCTTCCGTCATGTTCTTGGGTCGGCCCTTTTTGGTTGGTGCTGCCGTGCCTTCCTCTACTGGACTGGCACCGTCTTCAACCTGGACCGTCTCTTCGTCAGCCATAATTCTCCTTTCGGTTTAGTGGGTGGTTACAGCCATGCTGCTCCTCACCACTTCCTCATGTCTAGTTTACCATAATGAGGGTACATATGTCAAGTGGGTGGGCCAACTAATTGTGAGACCGTAGTCGGCGCAATCCTCACTACTTTCCCCTTCTTGATAACCACCTCCACCCGCCCGTACCCCTCACCTGTAACCTGCACGTGACGGATGGCGTCAAGGACTTGCTGCTCAACACTCATACTCAATTACCTTCGGAAGAGTTCCACGCGTTCGATGACTAGATTTTCCGCCCGTTCTGTTCGAGGCACCTGAGCATACTCCCAAAACACCAACAACGCATCCAATTCAGGGAACCGCTCACGATACTCTATCTTCATATCCCTCAAATCCCGATTCATCCTCACAAGGTACGGATTCTTCTTCAACTTCTCAACCAACCTCAAATCCCTCATATTCTCTGCCTTCCTCAACATATCAGCCGCAATGCGAGCCTTTGGGAAGGACGCAAGGTATTTATCCGTCAAATCCCAATACCCTCTCAACATCTCCCTATCCTCCAACCACCATCTCCACAATTGGGGGGCTTCCTTGTTGGTGCGTAGGCTCTCTTCGATTTGGTCTATGAGGGCATGGCCATACTGTTGGCGAAGTTGGGTCTTGCGCCGCTCAGCTTCCTCAAACTTATAATTCCCAAACGCATCCTCCAAATCATCCGTCCCAATAAGGGCCATGATGTACTTGTCCCGTACAAGGTCTTCCAACGGCACAAACTTGTCTTCCCTTGACTCATTCAACTTGCGGATGGCCTCTGCGTGCAGCCCGTCATCATCATACACATCGCGCAGGTGGCTCCCCCGCACCCTATTCAACCCCTTCATCTTGTCGAGGAAGTCCCGGTTCGAGTCCACTCCAACCTCAACACCCTTTTGGTAAGACTCAGCAGTCATCTCCCATTCCAACTTGGACTCTCTCACCTCTTGGATGAATGCTCCCACATCCTCATCTCCACGCTCCCTAGCCAACTCCCTCGCCAACTCATCCCACTTACCCAACTCATCTTTCCTACGGTCAATGTCCCCCACACCAGTCCGCCCTTGTATGATGTGCTGCTTCTGCGACACAGATAACACATCCCACGTCGGCGCTTCTTCCCCTAACCTCTCTACTTCAGCCTGTTGGTCGGGGGTTAATCGGTTCAGGGGGATGAGCGCAGCAAGTTCATCACGTAATTCGCGCTGGCGCTCCCGTGCTGTGATAGGAAACGACCTCAACCCTGCAAACTCTGCCGATGTACCTGCCCGCCCCGGCTTGGGGTCGTCATTCAGCCACGCTTCAGCATAGAATGGCATGAGACGACCTGCTACTTCCTGCCGCGCTATCTGGTCATACGTCTTCACTGGTTCTCCAATGTAGGTGCTGCCCGTGATGATGTCGGTGGACGCACCGGATAGTGGGGAGGAGTTGGACCGAATCCAGCGAAGGGCGTAGGCAGCAGCATTCTCAGGGTCAGACCCCATCCTCACCAGTGCCCGCATGAGCGAGTAAGGTTTGGTGCCCAACCCCACATGCTGCCCATCAATCTCCACCGTCATAAATTCCCCACCATCCCCACCCTCACTATGGTCACGAGGGTCAAGTTTGACGGGCTGGTCCAACATCATGGCCAGCCCCGTGTACAGCGCCACCGTCCCACCAAAGAACTTCATCAGCGCATTCCGCGCCTCACTCCCCACAAACCCACCCTGCAATGCATCAAACATCAGCCCCATCGTAGCACGGGTGTATCTCGGTGCCAACATCACCATTGCGCTCTCAGCCTGTCGCTGAGTCATAGACACACCAAGCCGTTTGGAAGAGGTCAACCCACTTACCTTGTTGATGAACTGTGCCGCATCATCTACATTTATCAGACCCTTTTCAATGGAAGGAATGTAGCCTTTCGCCATCTCAACTCTTCCCACATCAAAGAACATCTCAAACGATGCTTGGAATCGGCGGAAAGTCTGGTCAGAAAACTTCCGCGCCAGCGCCGCCATCCCAGCCCCAATCTCACTGTTCTTCTCCAACGCCCTACCCACTCTAGGCAGCACGCCAGTCTGCGAGAATGCCTCCATCATCTCAGGACTACCAATGTGAATACGGCCTTGGTAATAGTCAAATGCTTTACGAGTGTCGGCTTCGTTCAGATAACGAAGACGAGCCTGTGGGTCAGCCAAGGTGAGTATCGACTTGTACACCCCCTTCGCCCACGCACGGGGGGCCTTCGCCGCCACCATCATGCCCTGAATGAGGTAGAACCCAAGGTCAAGTGTCAACTGCCCCGTCCTCATTAGCCCTGATATGCCCGTGGCAGTATCGAGGATGGGGGATAGGTTGCCAAGGGTGTCTTGGGGTTTGGTGATGAAGGGTTTGATGGCATTCACCACTTCTTGGGGGAACAGTTCGCCGGAGAAAGCGGGTTGGGGGATGGAGGCTAGACCAGCAGGGTGCAGGAGAGACTTGTTCAATGCACGCTTAGCAGACACAGCCTCAATCCGGTCTAGCCTTGCTTGCTTGAGCAAATCTTGCGCCAAGTTGTCAGCATCCTCTAACCCCGCAATGCGGTTCTCTAACTTCTTCTTTCTCAGCGCAATCCTCACCTTCTCTGCCACTTCAGGGCTAAACCGCCGCACCATTGCCAACTGCCCACCAGTCAACTTTTTATTTAATATTGCTTTACGGATAGCCTCCGTCACCCGCTGCCCGCTCATCACGACTCGGTTCGCATCCCTCACCTGAGCAAGAGCAGACCGCCCAAATGGAGCATTGACCATCCGTTGACTAAGAGTGGTGGCGAGAGGCTTCATAGAATCCGCCAACCTCTTATCCGCCACCATCTTCATGGTAGACCTCATGTACGTTTCCACCATGTCAGCGATAGGTGTGGAAGAACCCGACCCAAAATACTCCACCCCATTCTGAAGAGCTTCCTCCACCGTTTCGTGGAGACGGGTCTTGGTGAGGGCTGCTCTTGCGCCCACTCGACCACCTGGCGATACAGCCTGCTTCACTTCACGGATGACTTGAGCAATGCGAGGAAAGTAGTGCTCACCTGGCGCGAACCCCATCAACTCCTTAATGTTCAACCCTTCATCAATGGCCTTGGCGAAGTAAGCGTCGATGAGGTCATCAGCCTGTTGGACAACAGCCTTCTGTGCATCATCCAACTCATACAATCCAAACCGCTCCATCACATCCAACAGCGGCTTCTCTACCTCTTTGCCTGTTGCTACCTCCTTCACCTTCACAAGTAAGTTCCCTTGCTTCTCAACAGTAGTGAATGGAACCCCTTGCATCCGCAACGGCACAATGTCCGCTGTCACCACAGCGTCCGATATGTCCTCCGTCCTCATCCAGTCAATGAAGTTCTTCTTGCCCAGATGCACTGCGTCCTCTGAGACAGGAGTCAAGCCTTGGAGGATGTCTGAGGCTGCACGGTTCGCTGCTTGTATGTCTACTGTTCCTGATGGGTTGAGCAGTCTCAGCCCTGTTCTCAACAGCGGAACCCGACCAAATGGAGACTTGAACACAGACTGGACGAGTTTCCTCGCCCGATTCAACTTCCATCCTTCATTACGAATGGCATCGGCTGAAGGGATGTTGGCGTAGGAGGACTTGGGGCGAAGGGGTGCGGGTTTGAGTGTGGTCTTTGCGGCTCTCAGCCGCGTCACTACGCCCCCACGAGCTAAGGTAGCAGCCCGTGTCGCTTTACCTACCTTAAGGAACAACCCCAACGGAATGAAGTTGAGGGGGTCGTACACTGCTGACAGCGCCTTCTCAAAGCGGAAGGCTTCTGTACGCGCCTTATCAAACCTGTACGCCGCGCGAAGATGGTCCCATATTCCTTCCTGCTCAGTCGGCCCCAACACCTCTTCTCGCAGTTCTCGTGTCTCTTCGCCTAGCGCCCCACCAAACCCCAGCCCCCCTGCAATGTCACCTTCCTTAAACAGCCGAGTCCTGGCTGTAATATCCCCCACAACTAGTCCCGCCGTAGTATGACGAGTTATGTCAAGGAACTCGCCAGCTTCCCCCAAAAACTTGAGGAATGCGTTGGGTTCTTCCTCCACTGTTACCTCTTCAGGAGGAAGAGTGACTTGTGCATCTTCCTCGTCAAGAGGAGACTCTGCTCGTATTGGGGTTTGTCTTGAAAAGTGCTTCCAAGGCTTTGCCATTAAATTATACCCTGCTCCTTCCTATGGTGCGCTTATTTGACGTCACTATCGGCAGCTTAGACTCATCAACAGGTTCAGGTTCAGGTTCAACAACAGGTTCAGGCGGCTCGTATACGTGGGATACGAGCAAATCGTCCTCTTCCTGCAAAGCTTTTGCCGCCGTCGTTACTTCAATCTGTTCCGGCTTAGGTGGGGGAGGTAAAGGTACAAGCTCCGTCACAGGTATCTTTTGACCATCTTCATCAAGGATGGGTTGACCTTGGGCATCAGTCTTAAAAATTTGCTGTCCCTGTTCATCTCGTTTGATATTGAGGAATTGGAGTGGCTCCTGTTCCATCCCTATCGCCAGCACAGATTGAGCCGTTTCACCAGTGGCTGAAGAGGGTGGGTTGACCTCCTGTTTCTTCAACAATTCATCCCCAATCGACCCTGGCTCTATACCCAACGGCCCCAACACTGCCTTGAGTATTTGAGGGTCGCCCGTTGCGAATGCCCTCGCAATGCGCGGGTTGTCTCGCAACATCATAGCAATCTCCAGGTCGATGCCCGCTGCCCTGTCTTGTTTGGAAGTCGTAGTGACCTTGGACTGTGCTTCTGTCAAGGTGTTTTGCGCCGCCAACATTCTCTCCTCAATCTCTGTCGTGTCTTCACCAAGTTGCTGAGCAATATCCAACTCAGCTTGGATATTTCTTATCAAGTTTTTAGCAGCGTTTACTTTTTGCTTTGCTGCGAACCTTGTACTCAACGTGCCCGTCCCAATCCGCTCTGCTAACCCCTTCAAAGCAACGTCAGCAGTGGCTTGTACATCAACCCCCCCAGGTGGTGGCCCAGCAGCCGCCCTTGCATGCCCCATAAACTCCTCCACTTCCAACGTGTCAAGGGAAGGAATCTTCCCCACAAACTCATCGATGAGGGTTTGGGGGTCGATGGTGGGGTCACTCATAAGTTGCGCTTCCATCTGGTCAAACACATTTCGTCCAGCCGCACGCTGCTCTGGCGTGTTCCACATACCAGCTTCTCTCGCTGCCACCACAAACGCCTCAAACCGATTCTCTGCATCCTGCAACCCAACGAAAGGACGTTGCAAGTCAGTTAGGATTGTTGGAAGTGCTCTGGCCCCAGTAGCCGTCAACCAGTCCCCCAGCGGCAAATCGCTCCCTGACTCAATCCACGCCTGTTCAAACCCTGCCTGCCCCTCGGATGTGCTAAGAAGAGAGCGGTCCGCATCATTCATAGAAATGCTTTTCAACCAATTACCATACTCCAGCGCCCTCACATCAGGATGCGCCCGCCCAATGGTGTCATTTACAGCAACGTCCACATCCTTAGCCGTACTGTACTTCTCCAACTCAGTATTTACCAAAGCATCGATTGTTCGATTGCGTATGATTTGAGCTTCTACTTTGCCCTCCTCAGTAAGTTGCGTGGCCTGCGAAACCTGAGCATTAGCCTCATCCTCTGCAGCCAGATTGATTCTTTTCACCAACCCATCCAGCCATGTAGCCACCTTCGGGTCGTTCGTATCTAGCTGTATCCCCTTCAACTCCCTCAACTTGAAGATGATGTCCCCTCTTGTATGGATTTCACCACCCACAAACCCCTCCACCAAATCAGGAAGGGTTTGCTCTTCAAAATCATACTCAATCAAGTTGAACACTTCTTCAAACTCAGCATCCACAGCAGCATCCAACCCATCGTCCCCAAGACTTTGCTTACCAAACTTACGAACAAAGAACCGACGCAGCAAATCAGGGTCAAGCACAAACATACCAGGAGTCTCCATCAACCCATTAATCGAATCCATCCACAACCCGTCAATATACTCAACGGGCACTTGGTCCTCGGTCATTCCTGTTGCTCCCGCAATGTAGGTACGAAGAGCCTCAATAATATCTTCATCCATTGGACTTGGGCCGACTTGTTCCGCAACCCATCGTTCAAGTTCCCCTACAAATCGTATATATTCTTGTCGCGGCTGCTCCTGCTGCTGCAACACTCCAGGCAGCGGCTCCAACCCAACTTCCTGCACCCCTACCCGCGACAGTGGGTCAGTGTCCAGCCAATTCTCAAACCATGCAGGAGGGCCTCCTGCGATAGTGAAGAACCGTGTTGACTCTCCAGTAGCGAACTTTCGCGCAAGCAGCCCAACCTGAATAACTTCATTGCTTGTGAGGGGCTTCCCCACAAACATCTCTGCCTGCGTAAGAAGTTCACCCCGCACAAGTTCAAGGATAAGTGCTTTTTCAGCTTGGCTTTCCTTAACTCCTTCCCGGTGCTTTATAACGCCCCTTAAAACGTCCCTTAAACCAACAATTAGCTCAAGGTTCTTAATATCTCCGCCAATTCCAAGCGTTCTCCGGTCAACTCCGAACAACTTCTTAACAAGTGCGCCCGTGTTTAACTTCCAGTGGTGTCCAAGAGACTCGAAGATAGGCTCTTGGTTTGGCTCAAATGGTTCTTGCATTATGCGTTCCTCCGTGCTTGCGCCTCAAGCCCACCACCAGCAGGCGCTTCCACCCCAACAGGTCGGTTAGGTGCATTGGCTGGGCTGAGAGCAGGATTCCCACTCACACTACCCCCCTGCACCCCACCAACGCCCGGTTCGCCCTCACGTGGGCGTTGCTCAATGCCCCTACCCTGTTGAGGCGTGATGGACTGGGCTATTTGTCGGGCAAAGTGTTGGAAGGCTTGGGCCGTGAATTGGTCCTTCGCATCACCACTTGCCAGCAACCTCTCCGACTCATCAATGAGTTTGTTGAACATCTGCACATTCGTCCATACCTCACTCGTCAACACCCGGTCCTCCCCCACCCTCTCCATCTCCATGAACACGTCTTGCACGTCCATCGTGTTCTCCATGAGGTGCTGCTGGCTCATACGGAAGTCAGGGTTGAGGCGGGATACAATGTTGGACTTCATCATTTCGTCTTCAGGCAGAGCCAACTTGATGATGGACTTGACATAATTGGTGGGGGGCACATCGGCAGGAGTGAAATCTTCCTCAAACAACCCACCAGCTACAGCCGCCCTTCCATCAAACCCCTCCAACTTGACCCGGCCATGCTTGGACTTACCTTCCCACCGCCGCAGATACTCCGTAATCCACACGCGCCCAGTATCAGAGTACAGGTTTTCCATTGAGATTTTGTGGGGTTCCACCCGACTCCGCGCACCTTCATTGAGTCGGTCAATGGCCACACCTGTCAGCCCACGTGAGGTCGCTCCGAACAGCGTTTCGGGAAAGCCCAACCTCTCTATCTTCCGCCGAATCTCATCCACAATGACACTGGTGGCAGATACAAGTGGGCTGCGAGCCAGCGGGTGAGACACCGCTCTATCCGTGTCCGCAGGAACAATACCCCCCCGGTCACTCGGCTCCATCAAATCCTGCCCGCCAGGACTCTGGTCAAAGATGGTCATGTTATCCTTCATGACTTCCTTGATGTCCTGCATGGCAGTGCTCAGCCACTTGTTCAGCGCCAACCACTCTTCCCTCATCGGGCCGACCAGCCCACCAGTCGTCTTCCGTATGATTTCGTTAAAGTCCTTCTCATACGCGCCACTGATGGGTACTGCGTCAGGTCGGTAGATGATGTAGGGCAGTTCAGTGAAGCCGTTGGACTTGAGCAGGGTGTCTGTGCTACCTGGGGCGTGGTTGAACATATCTCGTGCCTTGAACCACTCGCTGGCAGACGGCCCTTCACCAAGATGCCAGAACCACGAATTGAGGATGTCAGGCTGGTCACGATTGGACCGGTTGTGCCGTGCTTCCCAGTAATCCAACACCGTCACAATCTGCTCATCATCAATGTCCGTCTCGTCCAACGTCACCCGCGCTGCCTCAGCCATAGCCTTGAGGTGGCGGAAGGATGTGGTGTATTCGTGGGCTAGCCCACTCAACTCACCACGCGGCCCTTCCCACCACGGGTACACACCCGCAGGGTCAAGTAAGTCTGCAATGGGCAGAGGGAAGCCCTTTGAGTCAGGGATGAGCGCCGTGTACTGCACAATCCACCCCGTTACGATGGACCATGAAGCTAGTTCGCGCTGGTGGATGGAACGACCGCGCCGAGTATACCCACTCCGCCCAAAATCCACCTCTCGCCACAGCCCCTTCAGGAACCGCTCCCCCTTGTCCTTGGAAGACTGTATGACGGATGTCTCCACTGTGCGGGGCAGTCGGTCCAAGTGGGGGTTGCGAGCAATGATGTGGATGCCAAGGTCGGCAGACGCCCTCACATCGCTCACAGCAATGGTCTCATCGCCTTCCCGCCTCCACTTGTCGTGCTGGAAGTACATCTCGTAGGCTTGCTGTATGGCAGCGGCTCGGCCCGTGAGGAGCAAACGTCGTTGTTCCACTCGCTCCAGCAACCGGTCTTCTTTCAATGTGATTTTAGCCATGCATCCCCCTCAAACTTGTTTAAGACTGTGACCAATAATCAGGA